ACTCAAGAAAGGTTACTCAGCTAAGACTGTCAGCAGCAACATAAAGGCTGAAATGAAGCGAGGCAAGCCTCAGAAGCAAGCCGTAGCCATTGCTCTGTCTGTGGCTAAGAAGGCCAAGAAGGCAGCGAAGCCTAAGATGCCAAGCATGAAACCAAAGATGAAATAATCCTGCATGCAAGTAGTTTCAATCAACGATATTAAACCTAATCCGAGCAATCCCAGACTTATCAAGGATGATAAGTTTAAGAAGCTCGTTCAGTCGCTCAAGGACTTCCCAGAGATGGCTAATGTCAGGCCAATAGTAGTGAATCAGGACATGGTTATTCTTGGAGGCAACATGCGCTTCAAGGCCATGAAGGAAGCCAAATGGAAGCAAATACCTGTCGAAGTAGTTGATTGGGATGAGGCCAAACAGAGAGAGTTTATCATCAAGGACAATGTAGGCTTCGGTGAGTGGGATTGGGATGATCTTGCAAACAACTGGAATGCAGAAGAACTTGATAAATGGGGCTTAGATGTTCCTCAATTTGAGGCAGAGCAATTAGAGGCAGAAGAAGATGATGCAGAAATAAATGCAATACAAAAGTTAAAAGATAAGTTTATAGTACCTCCTTTTTCAGTTCTAAATGCCAGAGATGGAAATTGGCAGGAAAGAAAAAGCTATTGGAAAGAATTAATTAAAGATACAGGAATCACAAGAGATACAGGCAATCAGACAAATACAAGATACAGAACATTAGAAGGATTTTCGGCTGCAAGGGAGGATGAAAATGTTGGTAGTGTACTTGATCCAGTACTTTCTGAAATTGTTAATTTATGGTTTGGATTGCCAAATTGTAACACTTTTGACTGCTTTGCTGGAGATACAGTTTTTGGGTATGTATCATCATATTTAGGGAATACCTTTACAGGAATTGAATTAAGACAATCTCAGGCAGATTTTAATAATGACAGGACTGTTGGAATGTCAGCAAAATATATTTGTGATGATGGTAGAAATATAGATAAACACATACCACCAAATTCACAAGACTTATTATTTAGTTGTCCTCCGTACTTTGATTTAGAAATATATTCAGACCTGCCAAATGATGCTTCAAATCAAAAAGAATATAAAGATTTTATTAAAATTTTAGATGTTTCATTTTCTAAAGCAATTAAATGTATTAAGGAAAATAGATTTGCTGTTATTGTATGTGGGGATGTCAGAGATAAAAAGGGTAATTATTATAGATTCCCAGACCATATAAAGGACATATTTAATAAAAATGGAATGTCTACATACAATGAATTAATACTTGTTGATCCAGTTGGTAATTTACAAATGAGAGTTTCTAAATACATGGAACATAGAAAAGTAGGCAAAACCCATCAAAATGTTCTTGTATTTTACAAAGGCAATCCAAAGGAGATTAAAAATATATTTCCAAAAATTGAATTAAATGAAGGCGCAGATGCATAGTTTTTCTACATGGATTGATAATTGTAATCCAGAGAAAATCATTGATTATTATTCTTCATTACTATTATCATCTGGCTTTGGTATAGAATCAATTCAAGAAAAATACTTTCAACCATATGGATATACTGCATTATTTCTTTTATCAGAAAGTCATTTTGCAGTTCATACCTTTCCAGAGGAAAGTAAAACATATATTGAGTTAAGTAGTTGCGTTAAAGTGCCATTTGATAACTTTATTAAGTCACTATGATGGAACAAAAAAAAGGTACTTTACAGCCAAATTACACCGATGCCCAATCCGCAAAATGTTGAGCCATATAAATGGAAAAAAGGCCAATCGGGAAACCCAAAAGGCCAGCCAAAAAAGCTACCGGAGTTAAAGGTATTGCTTGCCAATGTCCTTGGAGACACGAAGGATGGCAAATCAGCAGCAGAGGCCATTCTGATGGCTCTGAGAGCCAAGGCTACCAAGGGTGATGTAAGAGCAGCAGAGCTACTGCTTGACCGAGCCTATGGAAAGGCAGCAATGAACATTGAAATTGAAGGCAATGTCAATACTGTGATAATGCCTAAGCCAATCCAGCCAGCACCGGATGGCAACGATTGACCTAAGTAACCAGGCACTCTGGACAGGCAAGTATCTTCCTGCCATCACTGAGCCTAAGATCTACAACATCCTATGGGGCGGAGCAGGCAGCGGTAAGTCACAGACAATGATTCAGTTACTGCTCGCTGAGATATGCAATCATAAGGCCAATCAGTTTCAGACTTACTTTGTCATCAGGAAGGTAGCCAGCACTCTGCGCAACTCAGTCTTTGCTGACTTCAGGAATAAGATAAGTCAGTGGGGCTTTGAGAAGCTCGTTAAGGCTAAGACCGGATACCTTGAGCTGCAATCAGGCACTAACAAGATTGTGTTTCTTGGCTGCGATGATCCTGAGAAGCTCAAATCACTTAGCCAGGCTAAGTACATCTGGATTGAAGAGGCCACCGAGCTTAGCCTTGAGGACTTCACTCAGATCACTCTCCGACTCAGGGGTAAGTCAGATACTCCTAAGAGATTCTTCTTGACCTTTAACCCGGTCTCCGACAGCCACTGGATAAAAAAACGTTTCTTTGATGATGTGCCACAGAAGGAGCAGGCCCAGATACTCAGGCTTCATGGCACTTACCGGGATGCGCTCAACTTCCTTGATGATGAGTATGTGACAAGGATGGAGGCACTCAAGACAGTCAATCAGACCTACTATGAGGTCTATGCCTTGGGGCAGTGGGGAGTCTGGGATAGGGAAAGCCTCTTTGCCTACACCTTTGACTACTCCAAGCATGTCTATGGTGGCTACATCAAGGCCAATGCTGCCTATCCACTCTACCTATCCTTTGACTTCAATGTGACCAACACATGCGTGGTCAGCCAGTACATCAAGTATGGCAGTGAGTCAGCTACCTATGCCACAATCAATGTGCTGAAGGTCTACCGCATTGGAGACCTATCATCACTTTGCCAAACCATCCGGCAAGAGTATCCTGGTCTAATGTATGTCATCAATGGTGATGCATCTGGTGCTGCTCGTAATGCCTTCACTCAAGGCAACATTAGTGCCTACCTTATCATCAAGAACTACCTTCAGCTGGCAGACATGCAGCTGCAAGTGCCGAAAGCTAACCCATCGCACATTGCCAGCAGGCTCATCACCATCCTGATCTTCCAGAAGGCAAAGATTACCATCTCAGAGAAGGCCTGTTCTGCTCTTGTCACTGACCTTAAAGAGGCCAAGGTTGACAGGCAGGGAAGCCTTGATGCCTGGAAGAATAAGAACCCAGACAAGTCGCATGCACTTGATGCTTTTCGCTACTTCATTTTCTCTAACTTTGCAGAGATAACTTCAAACTTCAATCTGGAAAAGTATGGCACAATGCTGCAATGATTGCTTCAAGGTCTGTGAGCCTCTCAATGGCTGTCCGACTGCATTCTTCATCTTTGTGCCTTTGGACTACAATGAGCCTGAAATCATTGTCAACATCACTAAGCCCGGAGTCAATGTCAGGATTCAGCAACTGCTGGACATTGATGAGTTCGGATTCATTGACATTGACCTGACCGGAGTGCCTGAAGGCTTCTTTAATCCTTGGGGTGGACAGTACACCATCAGCTTCACAAATAGCGACACATTGCAGCCTGTGGTCTTCACTGCCGGAGATGGCAAGCAATACACAGACATCTGCATGAGCTTTGCCCAGACCATCACTAACCAGGAGGACAACTGGATAGCCTTAAATATTTTCAACGATAATCAGCCAATAATTAATCCATGATTAACTATGATATTACTGCAAGTTGCGGAGGCAAGCGCAGAGGTTGTTGCCTCATTGAGCTACCACACGATGCCGAGCCTACTGATGTTACTGCTGATAGCAGGAGTCAGCGCATCCTTCTCCTTGTTTCTGGACTACCTACTGGAGGATCACCCACTTGGGCAGTGGTATCTCTCCCAGATACAGAAGCTGCCCATGAACTGGGCCAAGCCACTCGGTGAATGTCCATTCTGCTCTGGAGCATGGCAGTTCCTTGTCATCTCATGGCTCATCTTTGACTACCCATTTTATTTATGTTTAATATTTTTAGGCGCAAACCATCTGCTCCTGCTCCTGCTCAACAAGTGGCAGAAGAAGCTCCTCTACAAGCAGAAGGTGACAGAATACTTTACAGGGGAGTAGCCCCACAAGACCGCTGGGATCAGATTGAGTTTGCCTTTACCTCCGGTGGAGTCAATTACTTCAAGTTTGTAGCAGAAGTCAATGTGCCATTCCAGAGGGCAGTTGCTGCCCGGGATATATTCACTGAGGAACTTTGGCAGATTAACCCAGACTTCCTGAGAGGCTGGAACAATGGCCTCATCAATCTGCTCATGGACAAGAAAAAGAAGGATGACAAGAAGCTGTATGAGATAGGTGTGCTGGCATCACGGCTCAAAGAGCAGATGGAGATGTCGGTTAGCTTCCTGCGGCAGCTGAAGCTGGCAACAGTTGTCTATTTCGATGAGCATGAGAATCCACTGGATTACCAATATCCATACAACAAGCAGAAGCTAAACCATTGGATGGAGCATAATGATGTT